CGCGATACCTGAACAAATTCAGTTCCTAACGGCGTTTATCGACGTACATAAAAATCTGCTCTATTGGACGCTATGCGGTTGGGAGCGCGATTTTAACGGCGTGGTCGTCGATTATGGCGTCTATCCGAAGCAGAAAAGAAGCTTTTTCCAAATGTCGGAGGCTTCGCCGTCGCTTGCGCAAGCTGGAACGCTCGAAAGCTCGATTTACGCCGGGCTAACGTCGCTCGTCGACGACTTGTTTCAAACGCGATTGAGGGAGGACGGCGCGACGGTCGATTTAAGACGGGTTTTAATCGACGCGAACTGGGGCGTTACGACGGATTTAGTTTATCAGTTTATAGCGGAATCCCCGTATCGAGCGCGACTAACGCCGTCGCACGGTCAATTTTTAGGCGCGTCTAGCAAACCGTTCTCGGAGCTTACGCTTAAAAAAGGCGACTTTGTGGGCGCGCATTGGCGAATGCCTAATGAAGCGAAGCGGCGCGGGCTTCGGCATATCGTAATCGATACGAACTATTGGAAATCGTTTATATATGCGCGTCTAACGGCGAAGCCTGGCGATATTGGACGGCTAACGTTAAACGGCAAAGAGCACGCGCTGCTCGCTAGTCACTTAGCGGCGGAATATTGCGTACCGACGGAGGCGCGCGGACGGCGCGTCGACGAATGGAAGCAGCGCGCGAATCGTAACGACAACCACTGGTTCGACTGTTTGGTAGGCTCTGCGGTCGCGGCGAACGTAGAAGGCGCAAGCTTACCTGAGGGGCAAGTTAAGAACAAAACGCTTCGCTCGCGTCGCGCGGCTTCGTATCGAAGATTTAGGAACTATGCAAACCGATAAAGGGTTTTTAAATGGACGTTAATTTGCGGGTTGAGTTGGTCGCGACAAATGAAGTTGACGAGGCGAAGCTCGCGAAAATAATTCGTCTATCGTACGGGATTGACAAAGAAAGCGAGCTGGAACGCGACCGCGCGACGATTCGCAATTGCTTTAACGCCGGTCATTTGTCGGTATTTGAGTTTGTAGACGCGACGGTTTTAATCGAATGTCCGATATATGTCGCGCGGCAACTTATGCGGTATCGTTGCGCGTCGTATTTGGAGCGCAGTTTGAGACGTTGCGAACCGCTGGAAGTAAATAGCGAATATCAAGATTTAATCGCGCGCGGGGTATCGAGGGAGAACGCGCGCGCGATCTTACCGCTCTCGACGCAGACGCAATTTTACATGAAGGCGAATTTGCGCGAATGGTTCCATATTTTCGATGAGCGACTAAGCAAGGGCGCGCAATTTGAGACGCGCGAACTTGTCGAGGAAATAAAAAACGAACTTTGGTTCGCGTTCCCGTTCTATGTGGAGCTATGGGATGAGAAAAAAAGCGTTAAAAGCGACGGTTAAGGTCGTCGCGGATATTTTGCTCGGTGAGATTGACGGCGAGCCGTTTTGTTTTGCGGGCTGGTCAAAACAAGACCGCGAAAAATGCGCGGCAATGATTCTCCGTCGATACGAAGAACGGGGAACCGAAGCGAGTTTAAAGAAGATTCAAAAGCAATTGGAGACGATATGAGATTTATTTTAAGCGCTGTTTTGCTTCTTACCGCGTCGTCTGTTTACGCGCAATGCCCTGGGGGAGTTTGTCCGATCCGCTCGGGATATGCGACGCGCAGCTATGCGCGGGCATACGTTGCGCCGAAGTACTCGTATGAAGCCTTTCAACCGTGCGCGCCTGTGGAAACGATTCAGCCTTGCGCGCCTGTCGAGACCACTCAACCTTGCGCCCCGATTGAACCGAGCGCTCCTATCGAGACTGTTGAACCGTGCGCGCCGATTCAGCCGTGCGAACCCGTTGAAACAATTCAGCCGTGCGCGCCTGTGGAAACTATTCAGCCGTGCGCGCCGGTTGAAACTTGCGCTCCAGTGGAGACGATTGTTCGCTCGGAATGCGTTGGCGGCGTTTGTCCGATTCGACGCACGGCTTCGACGGTTGCGAGCTTTTTAACGCGATTGAACGCCGTTCGCGCGCGGTACGGGCTTGCGGCGTTGAAGCTCGACGCGACGCTGGAAGCGGGCGCGCAACGTCAGGCGGCGTATTGTTCGCAGACGGGCGCGTTAATTCACGGCAACGCGGCGGAAATTCTCGCGCAGAATGGGAGCGGGTTTGACGTCGCGCTTGATCAGTGGTTAGCAAGCCCTGCGCACAGGGCGCTATTGCTCGGCGGTTATACGCGCGCCGGAGTCGGCGTTCGCGTCGATTCGCGCGGTCGCGCTTGGTGCGCGGTACGGTTTCGTTGAGGGTTGAAGCAATGGAAACGAACGAAGAACGATTGAAGGCGTTTGAAGAGAACGCGCTCGCGCCGAAGAAGGTTGAGACGGACTCCGGCACGGTTGAGCAGCAGACGATAAGCGAGCAAATCAAGGCGCTAGAATATCTCAAACGTAAAGACAAAAGCGCGTTCGCGCGTTTGGGCTTTCGCAAGATTGTGAATTTGGACTAAAATGTTTTGGTTCGGAAAAAAAGACAAGAAGAAGCGCGACGTCAAGCTTGCGCAGCGGTATGATAGCGCGCGACCGTCGGAGCGGTTCCACTGGAAGCACGTCGATAGCAAGAGCGTCGACGCGTCGCTCGACCCGGAAACGCGACGGATACAGCGCGAGCGCGCGCGATACGAGATCGCGAATAATTCGTGGGCGTACGGAGCGGCAATGACGCTCGCTAACGCCGTCGTCGGCAACGGACCGCGGCTTCAGCTTGTTTCACGCGAAGGGAACGACTTTGAAGAAGTCGAATGGGCTTTCGCCGAATGGAGCGAAGAAGTCCGATTAGGCGAAAAGCTGCGGGCAATGCGCTTCGCAAGGTTTCAAGACGGCGAATCGTTCGCGGTCTTATTCGATAACAAGCGACGCGACGGCGTTCGTCTTGACCTTGCGCCGATCGACGCGGAGCGCGTTTGCGCCGCGCTCGACTCGTTAGACGCGAACGACGTTGACGGTATTAAACTCGACGAATGGGGCGCGCCGGTTTCCTATCGCGTATTAACGCAGCATCCAGGCGGCGAATTGGGGTTCGTGGAAGACGCGACGATTTATCCCGCTGCGAACGTTTTACACTGGTATCGACGGGCATTGCCTGAACAGCATAGAGGATGCTCGGAAATATCTCCGGCGTTGAATCTGTTCGCGTATTTGGAGCGTTATACGCGCGCGGTCGTAACGGCGGCGGAAACCGCCGCCGACCTTGCTATGGTATTCTACTCGGACGGCGCGGACGAAGGGTACGAAGAAGAACCGACGGAGAACGGCGAAAAGCCGTTTGCGGAAATACCTTTTACAAGAGGGTTGACGATCGCGGCGCCGTACGGTATGAAGCCCGCGCAAATTAAAGCGGAGCAGCCGACCTCAACGTATTCAATGCTGGTCGACGAATTGCTCGGAGAAATTGGCGCGTCTATCGGCTTGCCTCGGTTGCTGATGAAGCATTGCGCGGCGGGCTATAATTATGCGAGCGGTCGACTCGACTTTCAAGAATACTATCGATTTATTCGCTTAAATCAAAAGTCTTGCGAAATCTCCGTGCTCTTGCCTCTTTTTCGCGCGTGGCTTAAAGAGTGGGAACTCGTTAACGGCGAGAAATTGCCGAAGGTGTTTCCTCAATGGTATTGGGACGGCGCGGAGCACGTCGACCCGGCAAAAGAGGCGAACGCGCAAGCGACGCGACTAGCTGCTTTGACGACGAACCTTGCGATCGAATACGGCAAGCAGGGGCGCGACTGGGAAGACGAATTGAACCAAATTGCAAAAGAGCGTGACAAAATGAAGGAGCTGGGGTTGTCAATGTTAAACAATCAAGGCTCGGATGGCGAAGAAGAATAAAAGGGAACCCAATGGAAAAGCTTTATTTAGAAGCGTCGCTTGAAGCGCAAGAGGAGAACGGCGCGCCGAAGTTCGAGATGATCGCGAACACCGGCGCACGGATGCGGCATAAGGACGGGGAATACGTGGTGAATATGGCGGGCGAAATCGTCGCGCAGCAAACGCCGCTCCCTATTCTTATGGGACATGACGCAAGCGACCCTATCGGGCAAGCGACGTCGTTTGAAGTCAAGGACGGCAAGCTTGTATTAACAGGCGTGATCTCGTTTGCGGAATCAAGCGACTCGGCGCGTCGTTTCCTTGAATCTAGTCGCAACGGGTTCCCGTGGCAAGCTTCGATCGGCTATTATCCGGTTGAAGTTCGCGACGAAAAAGAGGTTGAAGTCAACGGGCGTATCGAAAAGAACGTCAAGGTCGTTGATAAATGTTTGGTATGTGAAGCGAGCGTCGTTTTGTGGGGCGCGGACTCGCAGACGCACACCGTTGTAAAGGGTGAAGCAATGGAAGAAGAGAAGGAATTCGACGTCGACGCCGTGCGTTTGGAGCGAGCGGAGGAAAACGCGCGACTCGATGCAATTGAGAAAATCGCGAAGGAATACGGCGATCGGCAATTCGTAGAAAAGGCGATTCTCGACGGCTGGACGGCGCAACAGTTTGAATTGGAGACGTTGCGGGCTAGTCGCGCGACGGCGC